GTCGATTGAATCGCCTGCGTTATATCCGATGATGTTTGCTGCTGCTGAGTCAACATCCAAGAACGCTGTTCCGCGCAACTTGGCTGTGGTGACAACTGCGTTACCGTATTCGTTAAGAGTTACGGTTACTTGGCTGTCGGACAATGCGGTTGGGGTGACGTCAGTTACCTCGTTCAGCGTTGACGTTGCTGCTGCAATGTCGCTGAAAATGGTGAATGTGACACCCGTACCTGGCATTGCCTGCTGTACTGGTTGTACGTCTGCTGCCTGGTCGAACAAGAGTTCTGAACGCAACGCAAAATATGCGAGACGGTCAAATGCTACCTGGTCTACGGACAGAGACGAGAGTTGGGTTTCGCCTGCCATGATTATTTTTCCTTTAAGTAGAAGTTGTTACGAATTTTGTAATGCTATTCGTGCTTCTGACAGGATTGCATCTACTTCTTGGGGCGACCTTGCTTCGTTTAACCTTCGGCTCCAGTCAACTGGTGGTTGCGCTGTTTGGCTTCCTGCACCGATTTTCGCGGTTCGGGACCAAGCGTTCGCTTCATCTGCTGACGGTTTGGAATCTGGGGGACTAATCAATTGCGCCTCTACAGCGGCTTCCCTGATGGCTTCTGGTGAAAGTTCTCCGTCGTATGCTTTAACAAAGTACTTTGACATTGGTGAGGCTGGGTCTATCCCTGCTTTCACAAATGCGAGTTCTCGTTTGGCTGCTTCGGATTCCGCTACCTGCTTGCGTAGGTCGGCGGTTTCTTTCTCCAGTTGTTTCATCCTTGCCCGAACTGGGTTGCGGGTGTCGGAATCTTCCGTCTGGTATTCGCTGTCGTAGTTGTCAATATCTGACATATGGCACGCTCCTGTTTCTGCCCACACCACAACGGAGGGTTGTGATGGCTGCTGTTGATTTGTCACCCCGTGTCGCCGTACGGTGCGGGGGATTCCCGTACAGGTTCCTACCGGTTAAGGTATCGTGTCGAACTATATCACAGTCTTTTCTGTGATGTGTGTTACTGACCTACGGTGGTGAGTCCAATGTTTTCTTGTTTGGCTGCGGCGAGTGTTCCACCTGATTCGAAGGTGCCTTTGCGTTTGCGTCGTGTTTGTGCTACACGTTGTGCGGCGGCTGCGTTTGTGCCGAATGTTCCTGCGATGAGTTCTTCTTGGGTGAGGGCTTCTTCACCTTGGAGTGGTTGTGTCAATTTTTGTCCTTGTAGTACGAGTCCGAATCCTGTTTGTGCTTGTTGTTCGGTGATTCCTTGTTGGGCTAGGAGTTCTGCTTGTGTTGCGCCGAGTGAGATGTTTGCTTGTTGGCGGGCTTGTGCAGCGATTTTGGCTGCCTCAGCCTTACGTATCACGATTTCTTTGGCTCGCACAGGGTCAAGGAAGTAGGCTGCCAGTTCGCCTTTGTCTACACCGTACAGGGTTTGGAATTCGTCGATGACGTTTTGTGGGGCGTTGTTGATGGCAGCAAAACCTTTGCTTACTCTGTCTTCGATTTCGTCTGGGGATACGTCATTGGCGATGAAGTTTGCGAAGTCTTCTTTGCCGTCATAAAATTTTGATGGTAGACCTGCTGCCAACAGATTCCTTCTGTATGACGCTTCTAGTTGGAGGTACTGACTCACCGAATACACAGGCTTACCCGCCGCACGACGAGCCTCATTCCCAGAGAACCTCTCCTTAAACGCAGCAGATTCACGCAACTGAATACCAATGTCATCAACCGTCGAAGAAGGAGTTAAGCGACGTTCAGCCAACGCTGTACGCACATCAGTCACGAGTTGCGCGTCCTCCATCCCATAGAACTTCAAAACATTTTGCAGAATGCTAGTAGCGGTTTCTGTGTTCTGGGTGTTCTGTTCGTTGTAAAAGTTCCGTACGATGTTGGTTACTTCTTCAGAGGTGACACCAGTCGATGCAACGTCTTCTGGGGTGCCCGTCGAAGTCGACGAAGAAGAAGTCAAAAAACTATTTCGGTAATTATACAAAGCATCAGACTGCTGCTGTAGTTCCTCTGGTGTTGGTTGCCGCGCAGCCGCAGCAGCCATCCTCGCCTGAACAGGGTCTTGTGCAAATGAAAAATCCGACATGACTAGATAATCCTTCCAAAAGCCTGAGCCAAACTAGATGCCAAAGAACGCGCCTCAGTTTTAGCGCCCTCCGTTTTTTCCCAACCATAACGTGAATCCGTACGCAACAACTTCTCCCATTCACCGCTAGTCATAACACGACGCTTCCCTTCCTCACCAAAATTGAGGGCAACCTCAAAATCGCCAGCAGACATATCTATAGTAGTTGGGTCGAGTTCCAACAACTTGGCAGCGGTCTGCTTGAAAGAACCCGACAAACTTTCCAACGAAACACCCTGGTCAATGAGGTCAGCCAAATGGGGATAACGTTTCTTGGCAATTTCTCGTTGCTGACGCAAGAAATCTTCACCAACAATCTCACCAGTTAGCACAGACTGAACAGTTCTTTCATCAGCGCCAGCAGTATTAAAGTATGCACGGGCATTGTCGACAACATTCAAATAATCCGCTGAAGCCTTAACGCGCTTGATTGCTGTTGGGTTTACATACTGGTTGTCTGCCCCACGCCTGAATGCCTCTTTGTAGGTTTCTTGTTTGAGGCGGTCGCCAGAGTAACCGAGGTTTATGGCATCGGAAACAAACTTGGTGAAGTCTGTGCCTTCGAAGCCGAGTTCTCCAACCAGGTTTTTGATTTCACGAACCTTGCCAGATTGTGACAACTCTTTATAGAAATCTGTGCCATCAAGTTGAGTAGCAAACGCTTTTTGTTCTGTTTCGGTAAGTGGACGCGGCTTTGAATACTGTTGGATGAGCGAAAACAGTTGCGGATATTTGGTGCGGTCAAGGTCCAACAACCACGCCTTTGACGGGTATGCGTCACGGAAAATCTTTTCCCAAGCGGTATCCGTTGCAGCAGTTTTCGTTGCATCATATTCTTGACGCAGTTTCTTGCGGTTCGCTGGGGTATCAACTAAGCCTTGTTCTTTGAGTTGCGCATCTACATATTCTTTGCGGGCAATGGTGGAGTCCACTGGGGTGACAGTTGTTTTAGGAACTTCACTTGGAGGGGTGTCTGGTTCTCCGTCTGGTGCGGCACCCAAAATACGTTTTACCACAGTGTTGTCGTCGTATGTGATGACTTCTACACGATTACCGTTTTCTGTGATGAGGGCGGTGCCCTTAACTTTCTTTGTTGCGGCAGGAACAACATCTGCTACGCCACCTTCGCGTGCGCGACCAGCGCCAGCCTGCTCTGCAACGGTTGCTGGGGTAGCAAGAGAGATTCCCTCTAACAGTTTGTCTGTGGGGTTAAGCACTTGAAGTTCTTTGTACCTGTCCAACAAATCTTGCTGGGCACCCTCGACATCACCACCACGACGGATGGCAACCTCTAAGTTCGCTTGCGCGTTTTCAACATAGCCGCGAGCCATACGAATAGATTTTTGCAGGGCATCAGCAGCCTTATCTGACGCACGTTTTGCGGCGACATCAACTGGTTGACCTTCGGCTGCGGCAATCTTTTCTTGTTTCTCTTGTTCTTTGGCATCATCCAACAAATCATTAAGTTCTGCAAGAGAATACGACTTGTTCTTGTACTTAGCCTTTTTGCCAATGCGGACGTTAGGGTCTTTGATAAGTTCTTCAAGGATTTTGATGTCGTCAGCGATGCTCATTATGCAAGTCCTTTAATTTTTTTATCCATGATGTCAAACAACGACAATGCGCTAGTAGCCTGTGCTTCAGGACCAAACTGTTTGGAAGCATATGTTTGTGCAGCGACAGAAACATCTGGTGCTTTGCTTCCTCCAGTAGCCTCAGTGACTTTCCGTTTGTATGCTAAACCCCTAAACGCTTGTAGTTCTTCTGGGGTTGCATCACGGACAAGGAACTCTCTGAACACCCTGTTGACTGCATAGTCCAGGTCTTGTGCTGCGTCTGGACGGACAGCCTTGCCCATGCCTCCACTTGCTTTTATCTGGGATTGGAACAACGGTAAAGCAACTTTTACGGTGACACCAGAAACGTTTGCAAAACGCAAAAACGATGTCATCGCGGTGAGGTCTGCCGATTCGAATGCTCCTGTCGGGCGATAGTTCTTTGGGTACAGTCCTCGTGCTGCTAATGCTTGCTGCAAACCGATACGGTCGTTTGTGTTAAGTCTTGCCAGTTCGCTATACGCTTCTTTGGATGCGTCGTACTGTCCGCGAACGATAACTCCGCGTTCGTCTACAAGGTTCTGTCCGACATATCCGAACGAGGCTGGTCCTGCAAACTCGCGGACACGGGCAGACGTGCTTTCTTTCGCTGATACTGGGGTAGTGCTAACGATGTCTTCTGGTGCGGCTTTGAACCCTGGCATTTCTGCACCTTTTACTTGGCGAACATCCAGTTTGATGTCTGGTGCCAACCCTGATGTACCCGAACCAAACGCAGAAGGCGCAGTGATAGACGGCTCTCCTACCATTTCTTCGCCTGTTAGTGGGTCTATAGCCATAATCAATCTACCTCTACTGAAAGTTTGTCTTCGAAAATACGTGCGAATTCAGGGTTTTGCTGGACAAGCACTGCTGCAATACTACTCAACCAATCTTTCAAAGGTTGCGCACGAACAGAATCCAAAGAACTTAGTCCTGCTTCAGAGGCTTTTTGTAGTGCTTGGTCGCGGGCATCCAAGTATTGTGCCACTGATTGCGCTGTCCTGTTATCGGAAACACGGTTATCGGATACCAAGTTGCGTAGTTCTTTGGTGAAGTTGTCCAGTTCGCCAGGGTTGAATTGGGCTTTCGCTGGGAAGCCTGGGTATTGTTCGTTGAGGAACACACGCCATTGTGATAGCCAGTCACGTTGTTCAGAGGTGAGGGTATCTCCCAGTTGGTTTCGTTTTTCACGGTAGATGGATGCGCCTATTTTGTATTGGGCTGCTGCCACCATTTCTGGGGCTGTGAGTCGTCGACGGTTTTTGTTGTTGAGTTGACGGTTCCAGGTTTGGAAACTGAATCCGTCTCCGCCTGGGGCTAAGTATCCTGCTGTGTTTCCGTATTCGTTGAACAGGTCCCCGTTGGTTCGTTGCCATGAGTCGAAGGCTTTTGTTGGTTCTAAGCCGCCTTTAACTGGTTCGGTTTTGTGACCAAGATAGATGAAGGCGTCTTCACCGAATTTTTTGATGAACTCTTCAACTGCTGTATCACGGTTGTTTTCTTGGAGTTTGTAAAACTCTTGCGACAAAGCAGAAGCAGTAATATCCCCACCATCAGTTTCCAAACGGAAGTCAATACGCGGCGAAGTAGGACCAGTGAACTGGAATAGGGCACGCAAACCAGCCATAACTCGTGCTTTGCGTTTTGCATCCGAATACATCTTCGCCACATCATTCGGGTCTTTCATATCGTACTCACCTGTTTGAACCAAGAAACGAACAGTCTCGGCGTAGGTCGTACCAAAGATTGTTGCCATGTTCGTTGTGTCACCCTTGATGGCTTCGATTCCACGGACAGCCCATTGCGGTGCCAATGACTTCAAACCAACATCACCGTACGGCAGGACAAGGTTGCGTACAAAGTCTAATTTGGGGGTATCTGGAAGTAGTTCTGTTGCAGCGATTTGCACGACAGGACCGCCACCAGGTAGGTTCAAAACTTGGAACGCACCTTTCATTGGGAAAGCCAGCAAAGAACCAGCCCAGCCACCAGCAGGGAAATTGAATACGTTCTTTCCGTCCGTTGGGTCTTTGTCAAACCAGCCAGCAAAAGCGTTATCTGGGTCTGAGGAGTTGTAGTTTGCGGCGTTGAAAGCCAACTGTGTTTTGCGGATGCGCGACGGGTCTTCAATCAGGTACGACGAATACTGTCCAAGGGTTTCACGGAATGCTGTAGCGAACGGCATAACCACACGCAACATATCTTCCAAGTTGTTCTTTTCTTGGGCGTTATACAAGATTTTTTTCAGGTCATTCACAGCCATTGCTGAAGCGAACTGTTCTAGTTCTTCGATGGTACCGTCGCCCGTGGATACTTTGCCAAAGATTTTGTTGTAAATATCTTTGTTGCCAACATATTTTTCAACTGTCATTGAACCCTTTTTGCCAGCGTCTTCCAAATCTTCATTCAGTTTTTTAACATATTTAATAATGTTTTCTTGCAAACGACCTTGCTCGCTTTCCGACAGCAAGGCTGCTTTGTCTGCAACCTCACGGTAAAATGCTTGACGGTACAAAGGTGAACGTTCTAGTTTTTGTGTTGCTTTACCAACAAGTTGATTGAAAAACCAACTGACTCCGCTGTCCAAAGACTTGCTAAGACGGTCCAGTTTTTCTGTTTTACCTTGGACGATACGGGTGGCAACTTTTACTGTTGGGGCAAGTTTCTTTTGGTTGCCTTTTAGGTCTACCATTTCTCGCAAGTAATCGCTACCAAACAAACCTGGGTCGTTGGCTTTTTTCGTAAATGCTTCTCCCGCTTCAACAGGCTGGATAACTGCGTGCGGCTGGGTAATTGTTGTTCCTGGGTTGAACGGGTCTTCGACAACATAATCATCTATGCGAACAATGATTCCTTCGCCGCCATCGTCAAGTTTGACCAAAGCACCAACACCCTTGGTTGTCGATTCCTCAGCATAAACAACAGTGTCTAATCTTTTTGGGTCCATCCTTGGTTCGAACTGCACATCAGATGTGAGTGTTCCGTCTGCTTTCGCAGTTGGGCGCGTGGTCGGGATGCCACGTTCGTCGAGGATTGTTTGAATTCTTGGGACACGATTGTGTGCTACAACAAAACGTAGTTCTTCGTCGCCGCGGATAATGGTTTGTATTTTTGCGGTGGCG